GCCAACCATTCATCACTAATATCATGTTTCATGGTTGGCCTCCAAAGCTTTATTTATCCATTTAGAAGTTGTTTTTCGCCATTGCCAATTGCAATTTTACGAGGTTTCTTCTCTTCAGGGATTACATTCTCAAGATCAATTGTAAGGATACCTTGACTTAAGTCTGCACCACGTACTACAATCGTATCTGATAGTGTAAAGCTGCGGCGGAATGCGCGAGCAGAGATACCTTTGTGTAGGTACTTGCCTTCTTCATTTTCGCCTTTTTTGCCTTCAACATTTAGAACACCGTCTTTTAATTCAATATCGATTTCATCATCATTAAAGCCAGCTACAGCGATTTCAATAGCGTAGTTGTCTTCGTCTACTTTTACGATGTTATATGGAGGGTAATTGTTTTGGCCTGGTGTTACAGTTTGCATTTTATTTAGCAAACGGTCAAAGCCAATAAAAAGTGGATCGTTTAGCATATCCGCGCTGATGCGACGTGTATTAGTCATTTTGCTATCTCCTTGTTAAGCAAGATTATGTTTGCCGTTTTAAACCGGCGGTTAAAAGTGGGAACCCATAAGGCATTCCCACTATTATTTATACTCCAGTACTTCCAAAACCGCCATCACGGTCAGTTTTTTGTGCTGGTTTTTCAGTAATTTCTGTAATCGGTTCGCGGGTAATTGGTTCAATTAAACATTGAGCAATTCTTTCACCGTGCTCGATCGTGGCCATGCTTTCTGAAATGTTTTCCAACATAAGGAAACTTTCTTCCACATAGTCTGAATCTATTATACCAACTCCGTTCACTAATGTCAACCCTTTTTTCAAAGCAGTTCCAGAACGTATGTACATTTTCATTACGTTACCTTCAGGGATATCAAAGATCAAACCTGTTGGAACAAGTACGCGTACAGATGGTGGTAATTGAAACGCATCTCTATTTTTACCGACACCCTTTACAACCACGGGCATCTCTTTATTCCATGCGTTATATGATTTTAAACGTTGACCATTCTCAATACATGCTTTAACATCAAAGCAGGCTGAACCGTCTGTTGCGTACTCTGGCAGCTCTGCTCTTTCATTCACTTTATATACATTCATAATCACTTTTTCCCAATATTATATTTAGCTTCTAAAGTCCAATTAGATTTTTCTTTATGAGATAGAATCTTAATTTGATTTAGTGGAGCTACTGGATCCTCGGATTCTTCAGGTTTAACTACCTTTACTAAATCCCATTCTTCTAAAAGATTTACAATAGTGTTTCTTCTAGCTCTATCTTCATCGGTAAATGTGTTCTTCTTTCCATCTAAAATAAACAATTCTTTAAAATGAAGAATAGAATATCTTCCTTGTTTGTGTAGAATATGACACGTTTGATATAGCTTTCTTTCCTTGCGGGATGAAATGCCAATACGCGTTAAAGTCTCTTTAACTTTTAAAAAACTGTCTGGAGAAGGAAGCGAGATCTCAATACCGACACCTTTAAAAATGTCTTCTTCTTGCATAACAACAGCACCTTATTTTATATGTTATTAGTTTTTTCACGATGCCCTTTTGACCATCAACTATATTTATTATTTCCCCACTCCCCCTGTTACCATCTTGTTATGGATCTGTTCAAGATCAGATTTAGACAGCGCTTTGAGGTATAGTTTGGCTACGGTGCGGTTGCATTGATACACGTGTTGAATAGCATCTAAATCATCGCTTTTCTGGGCTTTTGGCCACTTTGAAAAACGCTTACGCTTCCTTAGAGCTCCACGATAATATTGGAATTGAGCATCATTAAACAAATGATGTCGTTGGTTCATTTCGTTTGCATGAAGAATAGTATCCTCGAAATTAGTAAATCCACGGTTTACCATATAAGGAGAATATTGTTTTTCAATTAGATCTGGATTAGTATGGTTATGAATGAGATCTTCTTTAGTAAAAGATACAGCATTCATAAAATCAAATGGGCTATAGTCCTTGCTCATTATGTACATCCTCTATCGCTTTTAAGATATCATTGAAATCATCAGCACAAGCAGCACAGGATGATACGGTGTGCGGACCTTCTAATGTATCCATAGTAATACTATATATCTCTTTTTTATCAAGTTTCTTGTCACAAAAGTGGCAAGTATGCTTATTGATTAGACGTTTAAACCATTCACTCATATTGAAATATCCAATACTTGGCCTTGATCATGTTTAGGTGCGTTTAGTGTACCATTTGCATTATAAGTAGTATGAATAACAAGTTTCTCAACTGATGTATGTCCGTTACGTTCAACGTGTTTTACTTCAGTTAGAACACCTCTGTCACCAATACGGTTATATGTAGTATAATCACTAAGAATAACTGTTGCGAGTGGATTTATCTCTGTCATTTGTACTCAGACTCCAACATGATTTCGGTTAGGAAAGCAACCATGTTGACTTCCTGATCAGCGACAAAGTTTGATTTATACATATAGTCAGCAAGGGTAACAACAAATCCTGGCATTGATTTAAGTTGAACTTTATCATTTGCCATGTCATAGATACGACGAAACATTTCATTCATATCCTGATCTGAGTTAAGTGCAACCCATTTGCGCATGTTAGTAAAGTCTTTGCCCTTTAGAAGTTTAAAGAGTTCATCCATAGACTCTTGCTTTAGATTAACAAAGATACCTTCATCAATTTTACCAGAGGCAGCATAGGATTGCAGTTCAGTTAGAACTCGACGAAAGTCTGGGAAATGCTTTTCAATTACTTTTGCAACAACTTTATTGTCGTATTCAACTTGTTCATTGTCAAGAATAGCACGAACTCGTTTATAGAATTGAGCTGCTAGTTGTGGGCGTTGAGACGTTTCAATCGTAAAGTCTACTTCAGACAGACGAGAACGAAGTGGTTCAATTATACGATTTTTAAAGTTACAAGTAAAGATGAACCCACAGTTGCTTGAATATTCTTCAATAAAGTTGCGGAGTGCGGGTTGAACTGATGTTGCGTTGAGATAATCCGCCTCGTCAAAGATGACGTATTTTCTGCCACCTGCCAAGGATACTGCCGAGGCATAAGTGGAAATTTCGTACCGGAGGGTATCGATATTAACATTAAGAGAACCGTTTTTGACAATATAGTCACAACCCATTTCTTCGAGCATAGCCTTTGCAATCGTGGTTTTTCCGACGCCTGGCCCACCCGTGAGTAGCAAGTTTGGGACGCTGTCATCACTGACAAACTTTTTAAACATTGCTTTAGTTTTTTCTGGTAGAATAGTATCATCAATTTTTTGTGGACGATATTTTTCTACGTAGAGGACTTCATTTGATTTTGATTCGATTGACATGTTTCACCGTTTTCATAATTAAGAGCGTTATTAGCACAATTGCTAGAACAATATATCACATAGTTGTGGAAAAGTACAACTTTAAATTCTTTTCCACAGAATTCACAGTTACGGTAAATAGGCGGGGACACTGCCCCGCCCTTGTTCATTACTGAACCTTATCTGCAAGCGGTGCATCTTCAGGTACAGCTGCCGGCGCTTCAGGTGTTGGCATCTGACCTTGAGGAACATCACCATCTTTTGGCGCATTTTGACGAAGGAAAGCCTCCATCTTATTACGTAGCATACCTACGCCTGCCATTTCGTTACCTTCAAAGGCACCGCGACGAGAAACAACGTCGATCATTTGAACAACAGTTGCGATATCCTGTAGAGAAATCTGTACCTGCTGTTCTTGCTGTTGAGCTTGTTCAGTCATAATTTATCATCCTTTTCTATAAGTCGACTTAGTATCAATGGCAACATAATATGTTACATTACCATCACTGCTTTTGAACTCAGAGATACCCTTTGCGCATAGAGTAACTTGGTAATCCTGAGGCAAAAGTTTAAGATTATCGGTTTTGATGATAATCTTAAATTCATCAGATGTAGTGCCAATTTCAACACCATAATCATCAGAATTATCGTTATTGCCATCAATGGCTTTAAGGTAGATTTTACCACCTTCACCAACAAAGGCAACTTCCGAGAATTGAAGAACACCAGCTGCTTTAATAACAGACTGCATGTCTTCCCATGAAACATTCACTACAACGTCAGCTGAAGGA